CACGGGTGCTGTTCCCACGGGTGCTGTTCCCACGGGTGCTGTTCCCACGGGTGCTGTTCCCACGGGTGCTGTTCCCACGGGTGCTGTTCCCACTGGGTCGTCTGTGTGAAACATATCAGGGTTTTTTTGATAGGCTTCCCAAAAGGTATTAAAATCCATTGCGTCTGAATAGTTTGTTTTCCACAGTAATTTTGCCACACCCATTGGGTCGTCTGGTGCAGGAGGTGTATCAGGAGTAGGTGGCTGTGGTAATGGCTCTCCGGGATGCTGTATCTTCCACCAGTTACTAAAAAATTCATACTCAGAATCTCCCGGCTGCGGTGGGTTAGCCAGCCATCGCTGTTCCCTTTCTTGCTGTTGCCTCATTTGTTCTTCCATTTCTTCCTTAGTTAGTGGCACAGGAAGTTTATTATGCGACAACGCAGGTACTGGATTTTCTTCAGTTCCGCCTCGTAGCATATATGTTTCTGCTTTATCTACAGAAATATGAATTACAGGACCATCAGAGAAAGGTTGTACCTCTTTAACAACCAAATCACCAATTGCATCGCCTTTTTCCAAATCTTCTACATCTACAAAGCCTTTGTCTTTTACAAAATAAGGATGGCTAGGTGAAGTTACAATACTGTCTCCTTCTTTAAATAAAACCTCTCGTCTCGGACTGTTTTCAATTGTTTTTGCAAAAGTTACTTTCTGAGGATCCTCTGAAGTCATAACTTCATCGCCTACTTTAAGCTCTCCAGCCAGTATCCAGTCGTTGTTTGCTAACTGTATGTGCTCTTTCGGGCTAGGACAACTGTGCATGGGCTCATCAGGTGGCCATGGTTTATCTACTGGCCAATCGGGAGGTCGTGGTGGTGGCCATGGTCTGTCTGGTTTAGTCCAATCTGCATCTATAATAGGAGGCTTCCAAGGAGCGGGAATCTCCGGATCCGATACAATGGGTGGAGGCGTTGGTGTAGTAACAACAGTAGGTGGCATGTCTCCGTTTCCTACTGGTGGAGGTGGCACCGTTGGTGGTGCTGTAATCACTGGTGGTTCCGTTCCTACTGGTGGAGGCGGCATCACTGGTGGTCTTCCACCAGCTCCGTTTCTTCCTCCGCCTCTTCCTCCGCCGGCTTCTGTATCAATAGTCGGTGCTGGTCTATTTTCCCACCAATTCGGAGATATCCAATATGGTTCCGCCATAAAGCGTATTGGGTTTGTACTCCATTCCTCTTGGTCTATTTGCAATTGTGCTAATTGTTCTGGAGTGGGTCCTCCGCCTCCCTGTTGAGGTGTTATTTCTTGATTTATAGGAGTTAAAACTGGAGGCGGTGCCGCCGTTGGTTGTGCCGGCGGCACTGATATTGGGCCTACAGGTTCTGGAATCTGAACAGGAGGTACTCCGGGAAATTTTGGTTCTCGTCCGGGAAACGATCTGCCTCCCGGTGGCATAGTATCTACAGCAGCTTGTACTGGGTCGGGCATCATTGGAGGGGGTCCCGGTGGCATCATACCATTTAGTCCTTCGGGTGCCATCATTGGTCCTGAAGGTCCTCCTGCGCCCATGGGCGAGCCCACAGGTATAGGTGGCATCATTGGTTCTCCGGGTGGCATCATTGGTCCTTCGGGTGGCATCATTGGAGGTGGTGGTGGAGGTGCTGGCTGAGTAATAGTTTCTAAAGTATTAGGATCTCTAAGTCCGCTTTCCATTTGTTGAATCCACAAAGCGTCTCCCGGTGTAATATCGCCGGATTGATTCAAATCGGCAATAGCCAATTGCTCTGGAGTCAGTTCTTTGATTCCAACCACATGCTGCAAAATATCCTGCGCAGTAAGACCTCTGTAAGAATATGGCATTTGCTGAACTGCTTGTTCTACTGGACCTGTTATTGGTGGCTCCATCGTATCCATCATATCCACCATAGGAGGAGCAACCATTGGTCTTCTGCCTCGTCGTCTAGCCATTATTTACCTCTGTTTTTCTCTCTGTCAGTAATCGCTTTTAAAGCTGCAATATCTTCCTGAGATTTAGTTCTCTCTTCTTCTGCCCTAGACTTTAAAACCGCAATGTCTTCCTGAGATTTTATTTTTTCCTCATCAACTGCCACTTTCATCTTGGCAATGTCTTTCTGAGATTTTATTTTCTTGGTATCCGTTTTGTCTTTTTGCGCCAATTTTGCCGCATCCAGTTTAAGCTTTTGCTCAGCAATTTGTTTATCGTCTTCGTTTTCTTGCTCACGGATCACCAACTCTTGTTGTTTCAATTGTACCACTCCATCATCTGGTGGCGATAATATTTCTTCCAGTCTAGGCATAATTTGCTCTAGGAGCTGTAATTCTATTTGTGCCTTTAGCCCTTCTTTCTGTGGATTTGGTGGAGGAGGTCCGCCCGGAGGCATCATTCCGCCTTCTTGCATTTGAGGCATCATGCCGTTTCCTCCTTGTGGCATTTGTTGTTCTGGCATCTGTTGATCCGCCATCTTTTGTGCTTCCAATGTAACATGTTGAAAAATATGTGACACCAAAGAAGGTACTGTTGCCGGATTCATCAAGGCCACCGGACTTTCTAAAAGAGATAGATGCACCTCTATATGAACCATATGTTCCTGTTCTGGAAAAGCCGTCGGAGGTGCACCCATCAATGCCGCCCCGTTCTCTTGAGAGGGGTCCATAGGAGCGGGAGGCGGCGGATCTGGTAATAATAAAGCTTCTATATTTTCAGAACCCAACGCTTGATACATCCTGCGATAGGCTTCTTTCATATTATGTAGTTCAGGTGCTGCTTGCACCAATTGAAGCTCTTGTTGAGCCAAGGTAATACGTTGGCTCATTGAGAAAAAGTTTGGATCGGAAACAGGAATTACATCAACGCGATCATCAAAATCAGCCTGTTTGATCATTTGGTCGCCACCAATAACCTGATAAGGATATTGTGGTGGCAAAGACTCAGCAAAAATTCTTGCTAAAATCTGGAATTCTATTTTTTGAGCATAATGCAAACGCTTGTGCACAGCTGACATTACCCGTGTGCCTTGTTCCAACAGCGCCATGGTCGTGCCTACGGGCATTTCCTGATTGCCTTCGCCTACTTGTAAATTGGTTATAGAAGCAAAACGTTGTCCAGCTTCTACACAAAAACCGAGTAGTTGCATTAAAGTTTGACTAGGTTCTTTATAAGGAAGCGGTACTAATGAATCTCTAAGTGCTCCACCGGGTGCGTCCACATCACGGAACTCACCGGGCTCTATCGGAGTTTCGTCGTCCCTGATTCTCAAGCCACGAGCTTTGAACCCAGCGGGGAGGTTTGCCAAAGTTCCAGCGTCTATAAGTTGTCGCAGTGCTCCAGTAGCTGTTCTTGAAAGTCCTCCAATCATGTGAATCAATCCAAATCCGTAAAAACCCAGACCCGGGAGGAATTTGTAGTGGACAAAATATTGGATCTTGGTTTTAAGCGGATCGTTTGGATTGTAGTTTCTGCGAATAGACAGCACCTGATTTGAAGTTCTGTCTATTGTAATTACAAAAGGTAAGTGAAACCCTTCTGGATCTTCAAATCCGGGAATATCTGTGGAAACATGAAACTCCAAGAGCTCATAAGTCATTTCCGCTGCGCCCGGACGAATGCCTTCCAATTCGTCGGTTTTGCTTTTCGCATCGTCTATTATGCCTGTTTCACTGGGCTGCAACGGAATATCACGGTAAAAACCAGCTAATTGCTGTGCGCGAACCTCGTTATAGGTCATTTTTACGATATGAGTGACTCTTTCGCATGTTTCAAGATCACTAGCCGTATATGGCACTACGAGATCCTCAACTGGGACAAAAGTGCTTACTGCCCGCTGTTTACTGGCATCAAAATAGACTTTTTTGAAAGCAGAGCCCGCTAAAGGCAAATAAAACAGTAGTTGGTCCATTTCTGGCGTGTATTCTTTCATTACAGTGGTGATTTCGTAGTTCATAAAATCTTCCACTCGGCGTGCTTGATCCTCGGTTTCTGGGGTTTCTGTGCCCATTATTCGTGTTTTTACAGGTCCTTTGGGAGGAAGAAGCTCTTTGAAAGCTTGGGCTTGAAATTGGGTAACTGATTCTGCTAAAAGGGGGTGGGTTACGCCTGATGCTCCGGGAAAAGGTCGTTCACGGTCTTCATATCTGAAACCGAGAAGATCCAATCCCTTGACATAGGTTTCTTCCCATTCGAGACGACTGCCATGATCATCCTCGAACTCTCCTACAAGGTCATTGGCTAACCGACCAAGGTCTTGATCAGACAGATATTCTGCTAAATTTGCATCAAAAGGAGCCTCTGGCTGCATTCCCGCTTCATCAGGGAAAAAATCAACCTGTGCTTCACCGTTGTCACCAAATTCAACTGCAACATCGCTGTCCATTGGCATTGGTTGTTCGATTTCAACCGTTTGCCCAGCTTCGACATCTAAATCTATTAAATCCGCTATCCGATCAATATTCGTCGGCTTATTTCCGCCAATCATTGCCATTATTTATACCTCGGTATTGGCGATACAATATCTATTAGTAAATTGCCTGCTTTTGTTCCAAAGCTTTCTTCTGGCATCATGGTTGCCTCCGTCATTTTTGCAACGGCTGGAACTGTAGCAAGAGCTGTTACTTTTTTCATTATGTCAGTAATTACACTATTAGCTTCTTTTGCCCTAAGTTCCCACTCTGCTGCTTCTCTAAATCTATTAAGTTTTCTAGCTTCTATTGCTGCTTGCTGAGCTCTACGAAGTTCGGTAAGCATGTTCTGGGCATATGTATGTGCAGTTGAGTCTGCAATATTTGGTTGCACAGTTTTAATGGCTTTTTGAAGAAGGTCTCTTGCCGCTTGCTGCATTGGTGATCTTTTACTGTAGGGAAGGTCGGTATCAACGTATGCTGTTTGTTTGTAACGGTCCCAGTCGCTGTAACGATGCTTCTTTCCAAAACTCGCTTCACTTCTGTTTTTACCAATGAACTGTCCTGTTTTGCCTTCTCGCATCCGATTTGCTGTCTTTTTCAACAAAGACTCAATCCCTTTGGCTATTTTAACTGGATTAGCCATTATTTAATCCCCAAGTAATCTGTTCCAGAGCAATAAATCTCCTACTGAGCCTTCTTCAAGTCCGGGTTCTTCGAGAACTTCGTCAAAACCTTCAGCGGCTATTGGTCCCAAAAGAGCACCAGCTCCGGCTCCCATGCCTGTTGCATCTAGGGCTTCTTCGATAGCGCCTTCTGGAGATCGAAATTCTTCTTTGGTAATCCAATCAGGCAACTTTCCTTCTCTTGCTAAACCTTCCATTTCCGCGCCGGCTATAAAGCCTGCGCCTACGCCTATTGGAATCCCCATTTTTTTGAAAACTGCTTTAACTATTTGCGCCGTTGGGACGCTTGCATATGCTGCAGGGGGAACTTGATGGAGCATTGATTGAATTTCATCTAAAGCTCCCATTTTTGTCTTTGATGGAAGATCCATTCTCATAAGGGAATTTTCAGCCGTTGCGAGGGCTTTCGTTCTCCCTTCAAGTGCTAATCTATCAGCACGTGCCTTAGATAATAGTCCTAGTCTATCCTTTTTGGCTTGGTCTTCTAGTGCTCGTCTCTCCTCTCTTGCAACAATTTCTTCCGGAGTCAGTCGACGGTTGACCTTGGGCTTTTTTCTTCTAAAAAGAGAGGCAAGACCTTTAGCTGCTGTAACTGGCCAAGGCATTAGAATATTCCACGAAACTTGAAGCCTCTTTCGGCGATACCTTTTCCTCTTGATGTACCTTTACCAGCTCCGGGCTTTGGTCCCTTGGATGTTGCCATCTTTTTCTGCTTGGCATAAGGAACAAATCCTTGGTCCTTGATCACTTCACCTTTTTTATCCGCCATTTTGTCCTCCCAATTAATAATATTCTTTAGCTCTGCGAGGTTCATTAACCTGCATATCGTAATCCGATTCTAACCCAATAAAGCCTCCCTGTCGATAACGCATCAGCGCTTGCGTAGTGGAATCCACTAAATCATCGTAGTCTCCAAAAGGAAAGGCTGCGCATTCTTCGACCAGCTCATCTGCCCAACGGGTTTCCGGTACATATACCATACCAGATTCCAACATTGGTGCTACTGCATTTACCCGTGCAATTTTATCGTGTCCTTTTCCCGGTGAATAATTCACTACAGGAATTCCCGCTTGGCGTAATTCGTCAGTTAGTGGCAAGCCCGATGCCTTGGCTTCAACGATGATGGTATCTGGATCCCAGTAGGTATATTGTTCGTATGCAACCCGCTTTAGTTCAGGAAAATCCCAGCGTCCTTTCTTTACATCCAGCAACAGCAGTGCCGGTCTTTGCGAATCTTCATCAGGATAAAACACGCACCATGTGGTAATAGCCGAATAATCAGAAGTTTCCTTTTTGGTGTAAGCAGTATCGTAAGACTGAATCACATAATGCATTTTTGGCACTTCTTCCTTTTTCCAAGTTTGCCACCATTCCCTTTTTAAAATAGCGCCTTCTTCCGAAGTCGGAGCCTGCATCCATTGCGCAGACCATTTTGCTACAGGCAACGAAGCTTTTACTCCTTGTAGTTCAGCTACGCTCCAGTATTCGGGCCACAGGGCATTTCCACTGTCTGGGAAAATAGCTGGAAATTCGACTATTTCCCATTTGTCTGCGTGTTCTTCCACTTGTTTTGCTAACAGTCTTCCTGTTAAGTCCTTGGTCGACCATCGGGTCATCACTACGACAATGGCTCCTCCCGGCTGTAGTCTTTGCCGTGGTCCAGAGCTGTAGTAATCCCATGCATTGTCCAAGGCCGTGGGACTCAAAGCGTCTTGCTCTGAGTGAATATCGTCAAGTACAAGGAGATCGGCTCCCCGACCAGTGACTGCACCGCCAATACCAGTATAGAAAGCTTCTCCTCCGGCATTGGTTTCCCATCGCCCTGCTGATTTACTGTCTGCTTTTAGTTTTGATCCGGGAAATACCAGCTGGTATTCGGGAGAATCAATAATATCTCTGACCTTACGACCAAAGCGAAAAGCAAGTTCGGCTGTATGGGTAACTTGTATTACTTTTAATTTGGGGTTATTGCCAAGAATCCATGAAGGAAAGAAGACTGAAGCAAATTCACTTTTAGTATGTCTCGGTGGCATGTTGACAATGAGCCTTTTTAGGTCTCCAGTAGCCACTCTTTCGAGCTTTTCTGCAAATATCTGGTGATGGCGACCTTCAATAAAGTCGGGCCATATGTGCTTTATATAGTGTAAAAAGCTCTCTTTTCCTTTTCTCTGGAGCTGTTTTGCACTCAAAGCCTCTGTTAATTCATATAATTCTTTTGTAGCATCAGGGTATTGCTCGGCTAAACGCTCCAGATTGATATCGTAAGCACTATTCGTCATTTACACAACTCCTTATTATGCGTGATGTTTTTACACCACCAATAGAATTCACTGTCTCCCAAGGTGTGTTTCATTACATTTACCCGCTGTGACACCAATTGTATATTACCAATTATATACCCTTTGTTTGGGTCTTTCCTATCAATACTGACATTAAAGTCCTGTCTTCCTTCTCCTGCTTGCCATGTTAAAAACACCCCGGATAACGCACATTTGCCTTCTTGTTTGTCCCAAAGCGTTTCCACATACTCACAAGTTATTTCCCAATCAAATTCTTTTCTTGAATATTTTAAGCTGCGAAACAATCCTTTTATATAGAGGTAAGGAGAAGAACTTTTGTTGTCAATTATCTGAGCGGATCTGCATTCCTTGCAAACATTCCGTGTAGATCTGAACTCTTTCAAGGGAAGCTCCCTTAGACAAGTTACACAGACCTTGGATTTTTTCATATATATAATTTTTCCACGGACAAGGGACTCCTAACCTTTTTTATTGTGCAAGGGGGGTATCGGTTTGTCAAAGTTTCTGGATATTCTGTGCTCGTCTGTTTCTTTCTCTTTAGACAAAATATACAAGCAACACATAAGGGGGGGTTGGGCCTCTTATTCAAGTGAAAAGGAAATAGGTCAGCCAATAAGTAGCCCAACCCCCCCTTATGTGTTGCTTGTGGGCGGAGCGCAGAGCCAAGATGGAAAGTTATAGAAAGAGTAGGGTAGTTTCAGACAGAAAAGACAAGCAAGCAGATCAATGAGTTGTTCCTAGTAATAATCTATTTACTAA